TATCCCAGCGGATATAAAAGAAAAAATAACGTCGACCACCTGGACTGGTGAGCCCCCGTGGCAGGGATCCAACGGCATGTATGAACAGTGCGGCTGTGACATGATTCAGGTTGTACCAGCTGCCTATGAAGACATTCGCAAAAAGCATTACCTAAATGGTGAGCTGTTTTGTGATGAAGAGGCCCTTTGTAAAGCTGCCCCCGTGCACAACTGGCGTGCTTCACAGCTGCGCTTCTGGTACATGAGAGCAATCAAAGACCAGCTCACTGATGATTGGCGTGCCTGGTGTAACATTGCAGGTGATGCTGTATTTTGTGTTGAGGCCACCGATGGTAATTTAAAAATTATGGAGGACATCCTTGACTCATAAGCCTAGCGCCCCGGACCACCACGTCCGGGGCGTGGTTCACGACTACTGGATCGAGCGCCGCGAGCTTCGCAAAAAGGCAAAGGCGCAAGGCCGCAGGCGTGGGGAGGGTGGGCCCGCAAGGTCGCAGGCGCACAAGAGACTTGACAAGCCAGTGGATCTATGGGATAAAGTGATATAAACAGAAAGGATATAAAATGGAAATAAAACAAATATATTTACGAGACCCAAAAGCGGCATTTGAAAATGCACTTGCAAAAGGGCACGACGTAAAAAATACGCACATGTATATGTACACCCGCTATGGTGAGGGTACACCGTACGACGTGTTTAAAAACATTGAAACCAGGCACCTGGAAACGGTGACAGTATGAACGCGGACCAGCGGAAGCTAATCACTGGGGGGCTGTCGAAGCCCTCCAAGATGCCAGGCTACAGCTATAACCTGCCCGCGATCCATTGCAAGACGGGCAGCAAGCTGGCCCAGATACCGGGCACCACGTGCCACGGCTGTTACGCCCTGAAGGGGCGCTACAGGTTCCCCAATGTGATGGACGCCATGATGCGACGGCTGGCCAGCATAACGCGGCCCGACTGGGCGCGGACCATGGCAGCGGATATAAACGCCAGGAAGAGCCGCTTCTTCAGGTGGCATGACAGCGGCGACATCCAGTCGGTCAAGCATCTATTAAAAATATTCCACGTTTGCAGGTTAACACCTGACGTGGCGCACTGGCTGCCCACACGGGAAGCCGGGCTCCTTTCTAAGATCCCGCAGGACCGGGTGCCAGCTAACCTGACAATCAGGCTAAGCGCAACGAAGGTAGACGGACCCGCGCCGGGCTCCTGGCCCCTGACGTCCACGGTCGTTACAACTGGTAGAAGCTGCCCAGCTCCTGACCAGGGGAACGCGTGCCTGGACTGCCGGGCCTGCTGGGACAAATCAATAAGGAACATTGCATATGGAAAACACTAAACAAGAAATGATAGACGCGATCCGGGCCCTCCTGGACGCTAACGAAAAGAACCCGCATTGCGACGAGCACTGGCTAGCGGATCTAATACGTGAAGAGCTTGAATAAGGACCAGCAACGGGCGCTGCTGTACGTGGCGGCCCGCTTCATGATGGTGAAGATTGATTACTGTGCGAAGCGCAAGCGCGCAAGGGCTCAAGGCCGCAAGGTCACAAGCAAGCGCTCAATCGATGCACAGGCCACAGGCTCGCGGTCCGCAAGGCCGCAGGCTACAAGCTCGCGGATCTCGGATCCCGGCACGAGGAAGTATTCATAAAGTTTGGAGGACCCCGGTGCTTGCGTCGCGGCAAGGATAAAGGTATCGGTAGGATGTTTCACGTGGAACGCAATCTGGTGTGGTGAGAAGGTTAGTTTCTTACTTTTTGTTACTTTCAACTCAACTGTAAAAAAGCCACGCTTTTCAGTATACCCAACTAGGTCAGGGAAACCAAAAGATGCCCAAGATTCAACGCGTGTCCAGATAATATTCGGTGTATTTTTTTTAACTTTTTGCCAAAGTTTTGACTCTGCTTTCACAGTAATTATTCAACGAGTATAACGGCTCTATATTTTTCTACGGCACCCACTATTTTGTTTTCGACTAATTGTATTTCTTTAATATTAAATTCTTTTTGCATTGGGTTTCTACCCTCTGGCAACACCAACATCACACCTGCGCCAGCACCCTCAGGACTCTTTGCAAAGTTAGACAATACTTGTAACAACATTTGAACACTGTACGTCAGACGACCTGTTTTTAGTTTTTTAATGGTTGGGCTATACTCACCCAAGTTAATTATTTTACTCATTTCTTTTTTCCTTGTCCTTTGTATCGTTTAAAATTTCTACGTTTGTGTTTGTTCTTAGGTCTTGATCTGACACTCTGCCCAATAGATGTTCTCTTCTTTGGACCAGCGATGTGGTCACTAAATAATTTACTCTTCTTTGCCAAGTGTATACTCTCCTTCTATCAGCGTCTTATTTTCGTCATAAATGCGCTTCATTTTTGCCTCAAGTTCTTCTATTGACATGTCCTCAAGCTTGCCTGTTCTGATTATTTTCTGTTCGATGTATAGTCCTGCTGCTTTTCCTCTTGCAACTTCTGCGTTTGTAGCCGCTGAGAAAGCTCCCTTTGCAAGAGCTTCTTGGCGTATACGACCGAGTTCTGTGATGTGTTTTTCAAAAGTGATCTCGTATTTACGTTGTATTTCTTCTCTGATTTCTCCGATGTATTTAACAACGAGTGGATATTTGTTTGCATTCCTAAGTTCAGACGCGCGTACATGTGCTGACCCTTCAGCGTAGCCTGCTTCCAAAGCACATTCAGTTGGTGTCTTACGTCCCTCATTGTAAACCAATAACTCCGCGAACTTCTTTTGTTGTTCAGATAATTGTTTGGGTAATCCCATGGAGGTAAATATAAGTAAGTTTACTTTTGATTACAAGATTATTCTTCTATGATTTTTTTGATCTTAAGTCGGCCCATGTCTTCATACAAAGAGGCAGTGACTTCCTTGCATTGCATGTAGATGCCTTCTTGTTCTTCTCCAATGTTACGAGAGATAATACGTTTTTGTTTTAAACAATCTGTGAGTCCTTCAGTTGGCACCATCTCTATTGTTGAACCGTTTTGTATCATAAGTATTGCAAATACAACTTTAATGGTTTCCATTCTTTCTTTCCTCCAGGTCTATCAACCTCTCCTCGTGAAATTGTATAACCATATCATTCTTAAGTATCATTGGTATCTCTGCTTCCATTTGTTCTTTTAACTTATCTACGTTCTCGCCCAAATATTCAACCAACATGTAAAGCTCTTGCACTTGTGGACTGACCATGCCGCCTTTAGGCACTGAGTCAATAAAAGTATTGGCTGCCTCTAAATCTTTTTCCATTAACTGCAGTGTAGTCTCGATCTTATTTAAACGCTCAATCACTGAAAAATAACTCATCGTACCAATCGCAACGGCTGCAAGTATAGCAAGTAAGTTACGTGCCGGTAACGAAATAGAAGTGTTGTCTGATAGTTTCATTACAATAGTGGGTTGGACATCTCGGCTTTAAGCTCTTCTATCTTTGCATCAAGAAACTTTATAGCTGCATCATTTATTTTAACATCAGCTTTGACTCCCTCGATTGCTTTGATAACGTCTTCTATTTTTTGATTGATACCAGATAGGTCTACAGTCTCATTGACTACAAACTCTTTGTTTTCTAGCTGTGCTATACGATTGTTGAATTCACCGAAGGCTGCAAATCCCGCCCCGATTGCTCCAATAACTCCTAAAAGTGCGGCGTATGATGATAGTTTACTGAACATTTCTTGCATTTAATAACTCCATAAGATTTCTATATGCATCGCTGGTAGTCTTCTTGTACTCTTGCATTTTCATCTGATGCTTTACAACAGGATCTGTGCCTGCAATGCTTGCTTGCGTAGCATATATGGTTTTGTCATAGCTTGCAAGACTGGCTTGCAAGAAGAAAGATGGATCACCACCAGGTATCTGGCGTGTATCAAACAAAGCAGCGTTTGTATCAAAATAGCTAGAAATATCAGCTTGTGTAGATGTCATCTCACGAGATACTATCTCGTTAATTACATCGAGCGTCACACTGACTCTTTGCATTTCGTTCTTTATCTTGCTTTGTATGGCCTTCTCTATGGCTGCAACTTTTATATCTAAATCAACTTCCACGTCTGCGTTAGGTTGTTCTTGAGCTGGCTCCTGGACTGCTTCTTCTTGTTGGGCAATCTCTGCTGCCGGTGCTGGTTCGTCTGCAACAACTTCTTCGCTACTGGGTTGTTCTGAAATTTCTTCATCTACAATCTCCTCTTCGATTGGTTCTTCTTTTACTTCTTCCATTGCTGGTTTCTCTTCGACCATTGCCACCTCTTCTACAATCTCTGGCTCTGGTGCTGGTTCAGGTTCTGCTTCCACAACAACTTCTTCGTAAACTTCAAAGACCTCTTCAATAAATTCTTCTTGCATCTCTTCAGTAAATTCTTCTGCAAACATCTCCTCCATAACTATTTCTTCCATGTATACCTCCTCCATCGGAGGCAGTTC